CCATAAAGAGGTGGCTGATACTAGAGATAGTTTACTTGGTATTGCTTTATCGCCTTTTGAACCCTTATTTTTAAAGGATACTAAGGGTGATATGATTGTTTCTAGGATGACTAAAAATCAATTAGAAGAAGTTGTAAATTCACTTGAAAATGACCTTTTACCCTTATTTGTAGAGAGTAAGTATAGTGAAGGGATTGATCAATTAAAAGAATGGGCAAAAATATTGCAAGAAAATTTGGAGAAGCAAAACTAATCCATTACCTTGGAGATACGGTTGGTTTTAAAAATTAAAAATGGGAAAAGGAAAAATAGATAAGAAAGGGGAGGGAGAAATTACAATTTATACACTCCCATATTGTGAATATTGTTCATTACTAAAGGGCACCCTCGATAAATTAAGAATTCCTTATAAAGATATTAATATTGACCACAACCCAGCAATGGGTGATTGGTTAGAGGAAAAATTAAAAACCGAATCTTATCCAATCATTTATTTCAAAAAGAACCCAGGAGAATATATTTATATACTATCCGATACAGACTTGGAAACGCTAAATGGCGTTCGTATATTTAACACGATTGAGGAAGCACTTGAAATCCTCACACAATATTATTATGAGATATAAAGATTTATTAGAACGTAAACTATCACAAATTACGAATCAATTAAATGTTGTAAAACATCATTCTCAGCGTGGTGAGCATGTTGAAGTTAATCAATCAATTGATAGCATTAAAGAGTTAATTGAACAATCACAAACTTATTTAAGTAACGAAACACAAGAATAAATGGTTTTAACAGCGGAGCAAATAAAGGAGAACTACGAGGTACTTCTTAGTGGCATTAACAAATACGTTAAAGGGGATCGTAAAGATCAATTCCTTGATTTTTACAACAAATTGGATGAACGTATTGCCCTACTCCCAGCCTCTCACAAGAAGGCGTATCACAACTGTTTTCCCGGGGGTTATGTTGAGCACGTTATACGTGTAATTACTGCCGCATTCAAAGTAAGTGCTGTATGGCAGGAAATGGGAACAAAAGATACGTACACAGATGAAGAGTTATTTGTCTCCGCGTTAAACCATGATTTAGGTAAAATTGGCTCTTTAGAGCATACTTCTGTTTTTCCATCTAAGGATGAATGGAGGAAGAAAAATTTAGGTGAGATGTACACCTTCAATACATCAAATGAATATATGACAGTCCCAGACCGTACTTTATTCTTAATACAACAAGCAGGAATTCAACTTACAACTAATGAGTGGATTGCTATTAAAACACACGATGGTTTATATGATAAGGCAAATGAATCCTACCTTAAAGGATTTATGCCCGAAACTAAACCTCGTACTTCATTACCATTTATTTTACACCAGGCTGACCTTATGGCAGCACGTATTGAGTTTGAAAGAGAATGGCTAGATACCTTCGGGGGTCAAGAAAAAAATAAAGTTAAGACTACAAAACAAGACCGAGTTAATTCTAACTTAGGTAAAATAGGTTCTAAAGATGGAAATTTAATGGATTTAGTAAAGAATCTTTAAAATGGAAACACAAACTATTATTTTAATTAACGTTGGTATTCTTGGTTTCGTTACCATATTCTATATTATTTGGAATTTGATGCGTAAGAACGAAAAACTAGAGGACGCTCTTGATAAAAGAGATAAATACATAGATGATATGTCTATTATAATGTCCGAATCAGATCGTAAAATTAAAGAAATTGATTCAAAACAAATATTCGAATCAGATGATGAAATAGGGTGGTTTTTTAAGGGCATAAAAGAGATTCAAGCGCTTATAAACGAGTATAACTCAAATAAATAAATGAATCTACCTATAGATGATGATTTGCAGGGCAAAGTTCTAGCTGTACCCCAAAAAGACGAAGGCCCTCAATACACTAAAAAAGGTACTCTTAGATTAAGAAGACCTAAAACAAAAAATCAATACTTTACACCTGATACAGAAGAAGCTATCATTGAGTATTTAAATACTACTGATCAAGCTAAACGTAATAAAATATATAACGAACGTATATGGTATGGTTTTCATAAACTAACAGAAAATATTATCCATACTTTTAAATTTTACTATACCGAAGTAGATACTATAGCCGAATTACAACATGAGGTAACTGCTTTTTTATTAGAAAAATTACATTTATATAAACAAGAGAAAGGTAAAGCATTTTCATATTTTGGAACTATTGCAAAACGTTATTTAATTTTATATAATAATAATAATTATAAAAAACTAAAACAACGAGCAGAAGTAGATGCTATAGATAATGATCAATCTATTACTATTGATTTAGTTAATAACCAAAATTTAATAGATCAACCTAAAGATGAGGCAACCGAGTTTATAGAATATCTAATTAAATATTTTGATTTACATTTGTTTACACATTTTCCTAAGAAAGAAGATGCTAAAACAGCCGATGCTATTATTTCATTATTTAGAAGAAGAGAAAATATAGAATTGTTTAATAAAAAAGCAATATATATTTATATACGTGAAATGACAGATCAAGCTACTCCCCAAATTACAAAAGTTATTAAACGAATGAAGAAAATTCAAAAGAAATTAATGGCACAATATATTGAAACGGGAACAGTAAGTATGAGGTTCTAAATTTCTACTTAATCCATATTTATATCCAAACCACCAATTATGGATTTTACACAAGTAAATTTATTTGGAAAAAAAAGTTTCTCTGATTTATTAAAAGAGATACATTCTAATCAAAAAGATAAAGAAGTTCAATTACGTTCATTAATTGAAGGACTAAAACCATTAATCACTGATCCAGGTGAAGCTACAATGATTGTTCCATTAATTAAAGAATATATGGAATTAGCCATTAAAAACGATGATGCCTTAATTAAAATGGCAGGTATTGTTCAACGTGCTATGAATAGTAAAATGGCCGATACTGATGAAATTCTTTCTGATGAAGATAAAGAAATGTTATTTAGCTCACTTCAAGAATTAGACCAAAAAATAGATGAAGTAGTAGTAAAAGAAAATGATATAGTAAACTAGATGTCTTTAGAATTTGGTAAATTTTTTGGAGGTAATTCATCTGGAGGAGGTTTTCCTAACTTAACAGGGTTTGTACCTGTTAGAGTTACAGAGGTTAATATTGCTCCTGATGATAATGAAAAATCACTTTTTAAAGTTCAAGAAGATTATTGGGGTGTTGGAAGTATAAGATTTGAATCTTTAAACGAAGCTCAAAATTTAAGAGGTAATTTACGAAATAATATTGCTTTACCTTTAAATATTAATATAAGAACTTTACCTTTAGTTAATGAAATTGTTTTTGTAATATTAGGTCCTTCTAAAGAAAATATGATATCTGGTGACACTACTGCACAAACATATTATTATACTAATTCTTTACCAACTTGGAATAATACAAATGCTAATGTATTTCCTTCTCAATTAGGTGAGGGTGATACATCTACTGATACTAATACAATACAAGCTATAGAGGCAGGAATACCTAATAATCCTGATAATCCCAAAAGTGGACCTACTACTGGAAAAGTTTATGAAGAAACCTCTGATATTAAAAATTTATATCCTCAAGAAGGAGATGTTATTTTTGAAGGAAGGTTTGGTAATTCCTTAAGATTTTCTTCTACAGGAAAATATAAAGAAAATTTTAGTAAATTTAAAGTTAATCCACAAAACCCATGGAGTAAAGATGGAAATAACGGCAGCCCAATTACAATATTAAGAAATGGTCAAGAAAAAGGAGTTGCGTTTGATGCTTGGGAACCTATTTTTGAAGATGTTAATAATGATGGGTCTTCTATATATTTAACCTCTAATCAAAACATTCCAATCCAATTAGCATATAGTCAATTATCTTCTTATGGAGTTGATATTACACCCCCTGAAGATACTACTACTGAATTCCAAAAAATATCTGAACCTGAAGGAAATGAATTTGTATCTAATAAAGAAGCAGATTCAGTTTCCCAAGCTCAGGATTCTATTAATGTAGAACCTGACTTAAGTACAGACCCTAATTTGGTCCAAAAACAAGCTGCTATTCAAGAAACTAATAATAACCCTGGAAGATAATGTTACAGTTTTTTATAGACATATATAATTTTTTAATTGATTTATATCAAAATATTCCTGGTATTCCTGAAGGAGTTACTTATGCTATATTTGGAATAAAGAAAAAAAAGAAAAAAGCTAAAAGAGAATTAGCAAAACTTGATAAAATTCCTGGAGTAGATGGATTAGAAGATAGTGGTGGTCCAAATGTTACTACTGAAGGAACTGAATTTGTAACAGATTCTGATGTTATACCGGGAACAGATACTCCTGAAGTACCTTACATCCCTTCTTTCCCTTATAGTGGTACTCAAATTATTTTAAATTCTGATAGACTACATTTAAATGCTAAAAATGATTTTATTTTATTAAATTCTAAAAAATCTATTTCATTAGCAGCACCTGGAAGTATAAACATTGACACTGAAGGTACATTTATAGTTAATGCTAATAAAATTAAGTTAGGAATTGGTGAGCAAGCAAACCATCCATTAGTTAAAGGAGATAAACTTCAAGAATTACTCATTAGTTGTGCTACATTTTTTCAATTAGTAGCAGAAGCTATATCAGAGGCTGAAGATTCAATAGGTGGAAAATCTGCAACTGATAAAATAGCTTCTAAAAATTTATCCCAATTATCTAAAACTATTATTACAGTCTTACCAGACATTGTTTCTAATCAAAACTTTACTAAATAATGTCTACAAAACCTATCCCATCAACAATAGTTAGAGCTGGAAACAGTGCTAAAAAATTTCTTGAAAAACTTGAAGAAATTAGCCTTGAAGTTACTTATGGTAAAAAAACATTTGATTCAGAAGCCTTAGCAACATATCAGAATGGTGATCCTTCTTCACGTAAAAAAATACTTAATGATGCTTCATTTTTTAAAGATCCTAGTGTTAGATCTTTAACTACTTTAATGAAAACTTTAAGGGGTTATGAACTTTGTAATCCTGCTTCATTTGCCTTAACCCAGGCAAAAAATGCTATTAAAGAAAAAATTGATTTATCAGATGATCCAAATGCTGAATCTCCTTTTGAAAAATTTGATAGATTCCAAGGTAAAATAAGAGGTTTTTTTGAATTAGCTAGAAATTTTTCATTAGTTCCTGGTCCAGGTGAAGCTGGAAATGTAATTGTATCTGGGAATCCTATTTCATTAATAAGAGAACAAAAATTCGTATTAAGCTTTCCCCCACAAGGTTCCCCTTATTCTATTTCACAAGATAGTATTCTTGTTTTAAAAACACAAGATCCTAAAATTAGTACAACTATGAGGGGAAGGGTAATTGGAATTGATGGTGATAACTTTACAATTGATATTGATAGTGTTTCAACTATAGATCCTCCTATTGATCCTAAAACCAAAGAACCCGCTGTATTTAGTATTTTTAATGTGTCTTATGACAAAAAAATACCAGGTACCGTAACAGCTATATCAAAGGAATTAGCTTCAGTAGCTGAACTATTAAGAGAGATAGGATATCAAG